CTTCTTGTGCTTTGAAAGCAGCCCGCAAAGCACAAGAAGGAGAAAAATGCTGTTAAGCGGCAAAAGGTCCAAAAGGAGCAATTCATTATGGAGGTACTCAGGAGACTGCTTTGAAGCGGCGCACCGCTTTGCGCGGTTCCGCTTGTACCCAGAATATCACAAATGGGGTGTTTTGCACATGGATGCAGGATGGATGTGATGTGGAATCATTCCAGTGTATCCCAGAGCAGAGCCAGCCGCTCACAGCCCCGGCGGATGATCTTTGAGACCTCGGAATTTTCGCACAGCCCCAGAGCTTCCACGATGGCGGGCTGGTGTTGGTTCTCGATGTAAAACAGCCGGATGCAGTCACCCTGCCGGACTGTCTCGGGGTCTACGGCCCCGGTGTAGGCCCTGCAGGTGGCGTTCATCTTCAGCAGAGCCAGCCGCTGTTCCATCTGCTTCAGCTCCCGTTCTTCCGCATCCAGCCGGGCAACGGCATCTCCGACCTTATCGCCGGAACTCCCGCCTGCGGGCATCCCGCTCATGCTCTGGGTGCACTTCTCGGCGGCATCCCGGATGCGCTGGATCTTCTGCTTCTGGGCCTTTACGGCGGCAGCACCGTCCCGGCATTGCTGGAACCATGCCTTGACCGTTTTGTAATCCGTCATCCCCACACCTCCACACGCACGAACACACCGCAGGGGTCCGACCAGAACTTCTCCACGATCTCGCTGCACACCTGGGCATCATCGTGCCAGAAGTGCAGGCGGGTCATCTCGTCCTTGAGGGCCTTTTCCAGATTGTCGGTGTCAGGTTTGGAGGTGCGCCAGCTGCCGTCCGGGCGGCCCTCGGGGGCAAAGCACCACTTGACCACCAGCCGCACTGGCTTCCCGGCGGGCACGGGCTGATCCGGCGCATGGGGTGCCAGGTAGGCGTGGAGCTTGGAGCGGGCGGCTTTCAGTTCGGCGCTGTCGTGGAGCACGGCACAGGGCTTGCCGCCCTTCATGTAGGCGTGCAGCTCCTTGGCGTTGTGGGTGGTGGTGGGCGGCTTCATGGGCAGGAAGAATTGAGCAATGGGCAAAAATTGCACGTTCGTTTCACCTCGTTCTTTCTTTTTTGTTCGGCCAACGTGATGGGGAGGGTTCCCCGGAGGGATGGGGGCTGTGTTCGCCCCATCCTCTGGGAGACCCCATCACACACGGACGGATTTTGTATATTATATATAGGCTATTTTCCGTCCCGGATTCGGAAAAATAGCCGCTATTTTCCGAAATCCGTAAGCGGATGCGGATTTGTGATAGCCGCTATTTTACCGTTTTTGTACTATGCGTAAAGCGAAATATTGCAGACTGTAATTTATCCTGCGCTGCCGGGTTCTTTGCGGCCGATGTCTGCGCCGTCGATCCAGAAGCCGCCGTCCGCTTTCAAACGACGGCGTACGGTATCCGGTTTCAGCCCCATATATTCGGCCATGGAGTAGACCGTTACCTTTCCGTCCATCATGCAGGCTTCAAAGGCAGTGTCCAGCTCGGCCTTTTTGTCCTTGCTGACTTTGTCCTTATTGCCCCAGCGCTTGGATGCGCCCCGGGTACCCAGTGACTTGTAATCGCTGTCCGGCTGCAGATCCTCCAGCAGGCCGGTGTCCGGCTTGTGGACAGGGTAGTCGAACCAGAGGTTCACCGGGTCGAAGCGTGCAAACTCGCGCAGGGTGCCCTCAATGCGCCAGGCGGTCATGCTGTCGGCTTTTTTCTGGGCGGCTGCGATCTGGGCATCGATGGCCCGCAAGTCGGCCATGCCAAGGTGTTCTTTGGCTATGGCCAGCATCCGGCTTTTGCTCAGGGCATCGTCCGGGCCGTAGGCATCGGCATGGCTGCGCTTGTCCAGCATGGCCTTGAGCACCCGGCAGGCGGCCTTGTTGTGGAGCTGTTCCAAGATGGCATCGGTGGGGGTGAGCTCTGTCATATCCAGCATGGCATCCGGGTCACGGGCAAACACGCCGGAGCCGCTGGCGCGGTCCATGCTGCGCTTGCCGCCCTGGGCACCCTTGGAGTGGTGGTGGCAGTAGATCACGGCACAGTCCAGCGCACGGCAGACAAGGTCGAACTGGTTGCAGAACTTTGCCATCTGGTCGGCGCTGTTCTCGTCGCCGGTGATGACCTTGTAGATGGGGTCGAGGATGACGGCGGTGTAGCCTTTCTTACCCGCCCGGCGGATGAGCTTGGGGGCCAGCTTGTCCATGGGGACGGAAGCACCGCGCAGGTTCCAGATGTCAATGTTCCGCAGGTTCTGCGGGGGCAGGCCGAGGGCAGTATACACATCCTTGAAGCGGTGCAGGCAGGAGGCCCGGTCCAGCTCGAGGTTGATGTACAGCACTTTGCCCTGGGCACAGGAAAAGCGGCCCAGCCAGGGCGTGCCCTCGGCAATGGCAATGCACAGCTCAATGAGGGCGAAGCTCTTGCCCGCCTTGCTGGGGCCTGCCAGCAGCATCTTGTGACCCTTGCGCAGTACCCCGGTGATGAGGGCATCGGCCAGCGGCGGCAGGTCGTCCCAGTCGTCAGCCAGACTTTCGGTTTCAGGCAGCTCATCGGTCTCGGCTTCCAGCCAGTCCCGCCACTCGTCCCAGCAGCTTTTGCCGATGTTGGTCTCCAGCAGGGTCTGCCGCTGACTGCCGCGCAGGATGCCGGGCATCCGGGAAAGGCGGCTGGGGTTGCGGTTCTGCTGGTCGAGGGTCAGACCATTCTTCTGGCAGGCGGCATAGAGGTAATCCACCCGCTTGCGGTATTCGGTGTAATCCGGGGCATCCACCTTGACGATGGCGTGGACGCTCTTGCCGCCGGAGTAGACCAGGGCGGCACAGGGCAGCTCCAGCTGTTTGATGATGGCCTGCTGCCTGCCCAGATCCATGTTGTCGCATTCCACCAGAGCGTAGCGGTAGGCGGTGATATTGGCATCCTTGCGGCCCGTTCCGTCCACCGGGTTGAAGCAGATCCACGCGCCCACCTCGGGGTCGCAGTCGCCCACCACCTTGCCGATGTCCCCGCCGCAGGTGTCCAGCTCTGCGATGAGCTGGCCTGCGGTGCGGTCCCAGCAGCCTCTGGTGGGGCGGCGGCGGTCGTCGGCCATGAAGCTCTCGGTCACATAGGCCACGTGCTCGTCCTGCTCAAAGAGGGCCTGCAGGTAGCGCCTGAGCTGGTCAACTGGGTCCCACTGCTCAGGCAGAGCCAGATCGTGGGATTCCACCCACCGGGGGTCCACCAGCTGCCCCTCCGTTCTGGAGGAGCCGGTGGTGAGCTCGTCGCCCCAGTCCAGCGCGTGTCCTGCGGGGCCGCTCCATCCGTGGCTGTAGGCCAGCTGGAAAATGCTGCTCTCGGTGACAGGCTTTGTGCTGCCGTGAAAGCTCTCCCACTTCCGGGCACACTCACCCTTGTGGTAGCGGCCCCCGTCCCGGGCGCTCCATGCTTCCCAGACGGTGACGGGCAGGCCCGCTTCCTTGAGGCCCATGCCCACCATCGTCCATTCCTCATAAGTCAGGGAGGCCGGGGAAATGAAGTCCAATGCTTCTTTGAGTTCGATCTCATCATTCATCTGCGTTACCATACATCCCATGCGGGCGTTTCAGGTGGGGTGGGCGGCGTATAGGTGCTTGGGGTAACACCCTTGGGCACGCTCCGCCAGCCCTGGGCCGCAATGCGGTCGATCATGTGTTTGGCCTGCTCAAAACTCCATGTACCCACATGCTGGAAGCCGTATTTCTCCAGACAGCGGATCTGTTTAGGTGTGGTGAGGCCTTCATCCCGGCGCTTGTGCAGCCGGTCCAGCAAAAGGCTGGCCTTGCCTGCCGACTCCACCGCATCCGGCAGAATGCCCAGCTTTTCGAGGGCTGCGGTCTGCTGTTCGGTGGGCGGTCCGGCTTCCCATCCAAAAGCCGGTACATAGCCGGACAGGTCCTCGGCCTGAATGCTCATTTCGTATTGGAGCGGGTCCACCAGCTTTGCCTTCTTCCGGCGCTGTTCAGCCAGCTGCTTTGCAAGGGCTTCCTCTCTCTGGGCCACCACGTCCTCGCTGGCCTGGGCGGCGGCTTCCTCGATGTCCTCAGGACAGCCGGTCCCGGCAAGGTTTTCGGTCATCTGACGGGCCACGGCCCTGTCCTCGCACACAAGGTCTGCCGGGCGGCAGAGCTCATGCTTGTCGGTCATCCACAAAAAGTCGAGGAGCAGCAGGTCGGTCTTGCCCTCGGCCAGACGTGTGCCGCGCCCCACCATCTGGCTGTACAGGCTGCGCACCTTGGTGGGCCGCAGCACCACAACGCAGTCCACACTGGGGCAGTCCCAGCCCTCGGTGAGCAGCATGGAATTGCAGAGCACGTTATACTTCCCGGCATCGAAGTCGGCAAGCACTTCCTTTCGGTCGGCACTCTGGCCGTTGACCTCGGCGGCCCGGAACCCCTTGGCATTGAGCAGATCCCGGAACTTCTGGCTGGTTTTGATGAGGGGAAGGAACACCACCGTCTTGCGGCCTTTGCACCGCTGTGCCATCTCAGCGGCGATCTGCTCCAGATATGGGTCCAGCGCTGTGCCCAGCTGCCCCAGCGAATAGTCGCCGCTGGTGAAGCCAACTTCGGAGATGTCCAGCTGCAGGGGAATGGTCTGGGCCATGATTTTGCACAGATAGCCCTCTTTGATGGCATCGGTCAGCTTGTACTCATAGGCCAGGCTGTCGAACACCTCGCCCAGATTCCGCATGTCGCCGCGGTCAGGGGTGGCGGTCACACCCAGCACCTTTGCACTCTCGAAGTAGTCCAGGATGCGGCGGTAGCCGTCGGTGATGGCGTGGTGGGCCTCGTCAATGATGATGGTGCCGAAGTAGTCCCGGGGAAAGCGTTCCAGCCGAGCGGAGCGCTGCAGGGTCTGCACGCTGCCCACCACCACCCTGAACCAGCTGTTCAGGCAGGTGGACTCTGCCTTTTCCACGGCGCTGACAAGGCCGGTGGAACGCTGGAGCTTGTCAGCTGCCTGTTCCAGCAGCTCTCCCCGGTGGGCCAGGATGAGCACCCGGTCCCCGGCACGCACCTGATCAGCGGCAACGGAGGCGAATACGATGGTCTTGCCGGTTCCGGTGGGCAGCACCAGCAACGTGCGCAGACGGCCCTGCTCCCACTGGGCGTGGATGCTGTCCCGGGCTGCCTGCTGATAGGGGCGCAGGGATTGGATGTTCGCCATCAGAATGCCCCCTGTGTCCAGCCCTGAGCGGGTGCGGCCTTAGGTTCCGGCGGCGGCAGGAAGCGAGTGACCTCATTGCTCTGGCCGGTCTTACCTGCGTTGGGGCCGCTCTGCTTGGTGTACTCCCGGATGCCCAGACGGCACCAGCCCCGGGCACCCACCACCTCGTTCCAGCGGGGGCGGAAGGTCTCACCGCGCTTGCACTGGCCGATGCTCTCGAAAAAAGCACCCAGCAGACCCTGGGTCTTGGTGTGCAGATACAGGCGGTCGGTGACGGTGGCATCGCCCTTGGCCCCGCCGAAGATCTTCAGGGTCAGCTTTGCCATGGAGCAGGGCGGGAGCTTGGCACTGCCCTCAAAGCGGGCACGCTCCATGCCGGTGACCTCAAAGGCATAATCGCCCTCGGGCAGGAGCACGAACTCCTGCTGTTCGTTGGTGAATTCGTCGTCCCAGTTCAGGGCGCGGTCGGTGTTCATCTCATTCATAAGTAAAAACTCCTTTCAAAATCATCAAAACGGCAGGTCACGGCTGTCCAGCACCATCTGCAGCACCTGGGGCCATGCGGCCACCAGACAGCCCTCTACGAAATCGGCGGGGTAATCCCGGATGGGCATATCCTCGGGGAAATAGCCCCGCTTGCCCACCACAGCCTGCAGCTCCTCCGGCGTGACGTTGTTGGCGCTCATCAGGGGGGCCAGCTTTTCCGGCACGCCCAGCGCGATCAGGTCCGGTGTGAGCAGAGCTTCGGGCACTTCCTCGCGGGGAGTCTGGGGCTGCGGAGCCGGAGTGGGCAGGATGTCGACTTCCGGCTGGGGGCTCGGTTCCGGCTTCGGCTTCGGCGCGGGCGCAGATGCGGTGCCGGGGATGCAGGCGGCGATGCCGGTGTAGTCAAAGGGGATCTCGTCGGGCAGGCCGAAGCGATTCTTGGCATCCCAGCAGGGGTGATGCGCTGTGTACATCACCCGGCGGCCGCCGGTGACCTTGTTTTTTGCGTTGGGGGCGCTGCTGCTCTTTTCCACCACGGTCTGGTAGTTGACGAACAGCAGCATGTCGCACCACTCCCGGATCAGCGGCTCCACCTGCTTGGTGGTCTTCATGGTCCAGCGGTCGTAGCTGCCCGCCGCATCCGGCTGTTCGAACTTTGTGATGGACGCGTGGGCAAGGATCAGAACGTTGTGCCCTGTGTTCAGCACCTCTTCCAGCGCGTCCAGCAGCTTGCCGAACTCCTCCTTCAGGTAGGTGTAGCCTTTGCCGTAGCCAAAGCCCTCCAGCCCGTCTACCTTGGCCTTGGCACAGACGGCATCAATGGCCAGCCGTTCGGCCCAGTCGGCGGTGTCGATGACCAGCGTGCCGCAGGGGATGTTCCCCCTGCGCACCTCGGCCACCTCGTCCAGCAGCATGGCCCAGCTTGTGGGCTGAGGCAGGCGCTTGACATTCAGCCGCTTTGTGCCGCCTTCGGTGTCGATGAACACCGGGTCGGGGAAGTGGGAGGCAAAGGTGCTCTTGCCGATGCCCTCGGGGCCATACAGCACGGTTTTGACCGGGGTATCCTGCACTCCGGCGGTGATGGCATACTTGCTCATTCAGAACGCTCCTTTCGTCCAGCTCCTGGGCTGGGGCTTTTCGGTGACAGGCGGCTCGGCATCTTTTACCATGCCGTCTTCGATGATGATCTGGCACTCGCTGCCGGTGGAAACGCGGG